AGCCTGAAGATACAACTGAGCAGCCTTGTTGTCCCCACCGAGCGCACGCTGGTATATGGTGTCCATGAGTTTCTGGGTGCGCTCAGGACTACCTTGCAAATCCTCTACCCGTTTTTGCCATTCCTGCTTGAAGTATGGTTTCTTCTGCCAACGGCGTAATGTCGCGCTGTCCACGCCTTCTTGTTTAGCATAGGCTTCTTGTGTGGGAGGTTGTCTCATGGGGCTAGGGACTACTAGCCAGTTAAGGTATTTTTCTTGGCGTTCATCTATGTGGCTGGATTCCATACAAATGCTGGGTTTGTTCCTTGACCACGGAGCGTGGTTATTTAACCACTTTCTGCTAGGGAACAGCGGGGGGGATTATAGGGGGGGTATGGCGAATACTGGAACTTGCGTTCGTAAGATAAGCAAGTGCTAGTGATTGTTACTACTAGGGATAGTAGTATTGTAAACAAACAATGGTTTGTTTACCCATAGCCATAATGCGTGGACAAAGAGTGGGTTATGGCTTATAAGCATGATATAGACAAAATGGCTCCTTGGACAGAGGTAAAGGTAAGATGGAGAGATGCATACAGCCCAGAGTCAGGCTGGCATGACACGCACGATTATGAACCGATTGACAGCATTGCAACTACGACTGGTAGGCTATGGGCTGGATGTCAGGAGCATTATATCACTATTGTTGGTACTATCTTTGAGTCTGAATTACCTAATCCCGAAACCGTTGGGGACATTAACCACATACCTATTGATTGGGTTTTGGATATTGAAATCCTACCAAATTCACAAGCGTACAAGGAATAAATAATGCCAAGCATTAAACGAGGGTCAGAAACCTTCAGCGGATACAACAAACCCAAAGCCACACCCAACCACCCAACCAAATCACACGCCGTCTTAGCCAAACAAGGTAGCACCACTAAACTGATAAGGTTCGGACAAAAAGGCGTAACAGGGTCACCAAAGAAAGCAGGCGAATCAGCAGCATACGCTGCACGCCGCAAATCCTTCCAAGCCCGCCATGCAGCCAACATTGCCAAAGGCAAAATGTCTGCTGCATATTGGGCAAACAAAGTAAAATGGTAAACCCATAACCAATCTTCTCCTCTAGCATAACTGGCAGTGCAACGGACTGTTAATCCGTCAAGTCTTGGTTCAAGCCCAAGGGGGAGAGCCACACACAGGGGTATCCCACCCCCCTCCAGAAACCCCCAAAATAACGCATCGGCTCTAGGTTGGTTAGTACTTAGACACATGCACCCCCGCACCCCCCCATGCCCCCTAGCGCACAGGGAGTTAGCAGTGGGATAGTGTTGCTACCATTGGATTATGGTCCGATTATGGTCACAATTATGGGCAAAAAATAGAATGCATTCATCGTGCACGCCCATAACTGCGTACCGTGTGCATGTATGAGGCGTATGTATTTTGTGTGACACGAGAATGGTGTGCATTATGCGTGTGATTCGGCGGTTGGGGGCGACGATGGAATCGTCACGATGGGGCGGTTGTAGGCAAGGCGAGGCTTTCTCCACAAATTTTTTTTCCTATATGTGGCAAGGGTTTGAGAGTCAGTTTTGTTATGGATGGTTGCAAAGTGATTCAGGGTTGGTCCATGATGTTGGGGCAATTCGGCATTCCAACAGTGTCGGGTTGAGTTGTGGTCACGGGATGAGCCACAACGGACTAGGTGATGCTATCGGGATGATGCAGTTACCTAGCCCTAGCAATAGCGATGCAGTGCTTGCCACTGTCTGAGGTTCGTCTAGTACATTATACGATTTAACAAGTTAAATGGTAATGCTGGGACATGATTGGTTGTCCTAGTGTTATTGTTATGAACTTGTTCATACTGTTCACGGTATGCTTGCTGACATGGCAGATAGGCGACAAACCTTAGGGTTTGTTGGGACCGTCCTTAATTCGTGTCGTCAAGGTGATAGTCACACACCTCTTAATGGAGTTAAGAGGTGTGAAAGGTGCGATTCCTTTACCTTGTACCACTACTAAAGTAGTGACCTTATCCCTATTTAATTTACTGGAGGTAAATTATGGAAACAACAACAACCAACTTCCTATTGTTCCGTAAGGAAAAACTAGCCTTAGGCTGGAAGATTGCGGAGACTGTGGTTCATAAAGATGAACCAATCTTTGACTCCAAAGGCAACCATATTGACTCTGTCAATGTCCTTGACCATCACTTCGTTGATGGTGACGGTACACCGATGGGTTGTTTTCAAGTTATTGAAAACGCTGTTGATGGTGACTTCATGGAATTTGAGTGGGACTTCTAGTCCCGACTTTGTCCAAGCCTTTTAGATACCACACTACATGTGGGGGGAACGAAGTGACCCCCACAGTAGTTGTGGTGACCATAACCCTAGCCCAACTTTATAATTACTGGAGGTAATTACAATGGCAAATCCAAAACCAACCATCCTGAGTGTAGATAAATCTACAAACCGAGTCACTTATTGTGACCATCTCGGAGTCACGAGAACCGATAGGTTCTCGTTTATGCCGAAGAACGGTCAGACTGCTGCTTTATCCTTTATAGGATATAAATTCACTGGTCGCCCTCCAATGCATTTCACTTCTAGTGAAATTAGCGAGGCTTGGACAACTGCTTTAGCAAATTACAACCCAACACCACGAAGCGAATCGGAGATTCCAGTGCCACAACCAACACCACAACCAAAGCCAGTTCCAAACACCACTTCTAGTGGTGGTATGGATGATTTCATGAAGCAACTAATTGCTCAAGTCTTGGGTGACTTCGTTCCTGAGGTGGACCCTGCAAAGGTTGCCGAAATCGTAAACGATTCCATCAAGGAACCGCTTGAGATTATGGCTAAAGCCACTGCTGAAGTTGCTGACCTACGGTCTGCTGTTGACCGTCTCCGACCAAAAGTTACTCATGTTACCCTTGGTAACAATGAGAGGAACGAATTGGAAGGCATCCAGCATAATATGTTTGCTAAGGTACTTAGCACTATCAGCAACGGCAACCATCTCTACCTTGTAGGTCCTGCTGGAACTGGTAAGTCAACCATTGCAGAAAATGCTAGTCAAGCCTTAGGGCTTGGTTTCAGCAGTAAGTCCTGCTCTAGCCAGTCAACCGAGGCTAGTCTTTTGGGTTATATGTCAGCCACTGGTGGTTATGTCGGAACTTCGTTCCGTACTGCTTACGAGACAGGTCAAGTATTTCTACTTGACGAGGTGGACAACGGCAATCCAAATATCCTCACTGTTCTTAACAGTGCTTTGTCTAACTCTTTTATGGCATTCCCTGATGGAATGGTAACTCGTCACAAGAACTTTGTTCTTGTTGCTACTGCCAATACCTTTGGTAACGGTGCCACAGCAGAATATGTTGGTCGTAATGCTTTGGATAAAGCATTTCTTGACCGATTCGTTAGCCTGAATATTGATTATGATGCCGACATTGAGCAAGCCATGCTTGATTCTGTCAAGGGACTTGACGGAAACATCGGAACCCATTGGCTCCAAGTTGTCCGAAAGGCTCGTGCTAATGTGGCAAACTATGGCTTGAAGGTTGTGGTTTCGCCACGAGCCACACTTGCTGGTGCCAAGTTGCTACGAGACAAGAATGTTTGGACTATGGCAGAAGTTATGGAATCTACGATTCTTGCTGGTGTCAAGGATGACCAAAAGGTCAAAATCATGGAAGGTATCACCCTCAAGTAGAGGGTGATACTTTTCACAAATCATAACCGCATTAACAAATTTACTGGAGGTAAATTATGCAACCTAAAACATACACAACAAACAAAGTTCAGTTCACTGAATTTGACTCGCTAGGCGATTTCATTCGCTACGCCAAAGACAATCCGACTCCGAAGGATTCCAACCGTGAAAAGATGGGTAGTTTTAACTACACCGATAATCTTAATGAGGCTTGCAATCTTGCTTTGCATGGTTGGGATGAGATTCGTGCTGAAGTTGATGCTCAACTAGATGAACTAGTTGAACATATTAACGATGCGTTTGGTGAATTTTATGTCTCCGAACATTCCACTAGTGGAGCCTTTGTTGACATGGGTCGTTTCGTAACTGGTGAACCTGAATGCATGGTGTCGTTCGTTAACGAACCACAAGCCCGTATGGGTCGTGTCGTCAAAATTGTTATGAACGCTGTAGTTAGTGGTCATGTCAACGCCGACTTAATCAAAAAGCGTGGCATAGCCATTCTTGCTTTGGTTGACACAATCCATAAACTCGGCGTAGGCATTGAGTTGTGGTGGGAAGAATCCATGACTGGTGGAAAACAAGAGTTTTCTACTCTCATAAAGTTGCATTCGTCAGAGGAACCTATGGACATTAACTCGTTAATGTTTTCACTGGCTCATCCTGACATGCTTCGCCGTTTGCAATTCTCAGTGCAAGAACAACATAAAGAATGGAAAGCACAAGGTGCTTACAGTGGTGGTGGCTACGGTCATGTTCACGACTTGTTCTCTCCTGCCACTCGTGATTATGATGTTGTAGTTGAGAAACTACAAAATGGCGACCAAAAAATCGTTGCAGATACTCTGCAATGGGTGTTATCTACAGTTCAAGGCTTAGGTCTTGTAGAGGAAGTGAGTGCGTAATGATACAGGAAACACCAACATACATGGCTTATAATGCTGACTTGGGAGGTTGGGCTTTCAGCCCTAGTTACATAACTGGTGCAAACATCGTTTACGATGTTTCGCATTGGTCATGGGACAACATCTCAACCTTTATGAGTTCCATACCTGAATCTTCTAAGATTGACTTCTTAGAAGCGAACGGTGTCCAAGTGGCTAAAAAGCCTGAAAACATTGGGTAATTATGAATTACCACAAAAATGACCTCAGTGTATCCACTGCCTGCCTAGTGCTTATGTCGTTCTTAATGTATTGTTCATATGCTGAACTTGCAGACATAACATTTTGGCAGTCAGGAATCATATCCATCGTGTTCAGTCTCGGTGTGATAGTATTAATAGCCAAAGGCTGGTTGATGGCTGTCAAGGCAGTTATTACCGACTACAAATTTCACAACAACAGAAAACCTTAGGAGGTTTTAATTATGAAAAAGCAAGACTTCATTTATGAATGTCCCCGATGTGGCTTGACGGTCAACTTGTTTGAACAACGATTAGCATTATCTAGGTTAGATAACAAAACTGGTGTTTGTTCATTATGTGGTCAAGACGAAGCGTGGGAAGCGTTCACTCTTGGCAGAGTGATTGACTGGCGTACAACAGATAAAGAGTACGAAGTCACTTTCACTAGAGAAATTGTTTATACCACTAAAGTGATGTTGCCTAGTTCTTACGACGACAACGACGACATTCATGGCATCATTACAGACATGGTGCATGACAGTATTCAGAATGACAATAGTTTTTTCCTTGATGGATGTGCTATCGTTAATGAAGAATTTAATATCCCACAAGACATTGTGGTAGTCTCTAAATAAACAATCGTTGCCTTGATGCTACAAGTATCCACAGACAGCAAGGCACTATCGTGTCATGGGTTGAGAAAAAAAATCAACTCATGGCACGATGACCAGAACCCAAACAATTAATAACTGGAGGTTATTATGTCAATTAAAATAGGAATGTTCCTACCATGTGGTTCAGGAGTTGAACCCGAACCAATCTTCATAGAAGATTATAATTCAATCCAAGATGCCATCGGTGGTCACTTTGATGTGGTCCGCCATGATGTCCACGACAACGGTGAACACAAAGGTGTCATCGTTGGTTATGTTCACGATGAAGGCTTGTTGCTTGGTCAAGAAATGAACTTTCTTGCCACGAACTTGTTCAAGCGAAACCTAGTTGGTGATTGTGTAGTCCTTTGGGGTACTTCACCTAACGGTGCTTATGACGGCGATGATTATGACATGCCTGATTTCATGGTTGAATATATTCAATCCGAATTGATTGAATCAACTAGCGAAGCGTACAATCAAAGCATGATGATGGGTATGGCAGTTAAATATGCTGTTAAGCATGGCTATATTTCAATGGATGGTGCCAAAGACCTCGCTAATCGTTTGCATCAAGCATCGGTGCGTGGCAACAAAGAAGAAGTGGTATCCACTTGGAAAGAAATGGATGCACTTATCAAGTGGGTCGCTGAACATGCGGAAGATAATTCATCAGACATTGATGAGTTCATTATGGAAATGCTAAACGAGGAGGATTAATGTCTATTAATCAAATTAAAACACCAGTGAAGAAAGCGGGGAAGCGTAAGGCTTCCCCGCAACCCATGAC